AGATTGTAGAGACGTAAACGTTCATGGACTTTGTTGGACACCACGGTCCGCACTCGGTAGTCGAGCCATCTTTTCGGCAGAGCGAATCTGTTGGAGGTCCATGGGCAAACCGATAAACAATAGCAAGGAATTGTAAGGTGCGTCTCTTCAAATTTTGTAATGACTGTAGTTATCGAATTCTTTGTGAACGTTATCGGAGATGCTGGAGTGGCAGAGTACCAGGGGAAAAAGGTCAGTCTGAACAAACCGTTTCGGACACCGAAGGAAAAGAAGAAGTTCGCAGTCTACGTGAAGAACGATAAAGGCAATGTGATCAAGGTCCGTTTCGGAGATCCGAAGATGTCGATTAAAAAGGACCAGCCAGATCGGAAGAAAAGCTACTGTGCTCGTAGTGGTGGAATCAAGGGAAAATCGGATCGGACTTCAGCGAACTACTGGAGTCGGAAGATGTGGGGATGTTAGAAGTTCTTAATTCAACAAGGAACAACGATGCACAAGGGATCGAAGCACGGACTCTATCACAACATTCACAAGAAACGAAAATCTGGGAAGCCCATGAGGAAGAAAGGAGAGAAGGGAGCACCTACAGACAAGGCGTTTAAACAAGCAGCAAAGACTGCCAAACGAAACAAATCTAAAAGGAGATAGTCATGCCAATCAGACCCAAAAGGACGAGAGAACAAAAACGTGATGCTTGGGAAGATCGTTATCACAAAAACTTTGAAAAATTCGCCAAAAACTTGCCGGACACTTTATACAGTATTGTCAGTCCTAGAGGGCGTGAGATTGTACGAAAAGCGACACTGCTGACAAATAAGGAAATGGGATACACAGAACGGTCTGTCATGCCAGGGAGCAAAAAGAAATGATGGCCAACCAATACGGGAAAAAGAAGAGTTTCAAGGTCTGTAGTACCTGTCCTTCACCGAGTAAATGTAGAGCAGCCGGTAAATGCTTGAAAAAGAAAAAATAGTAGTTGAGGCTCTGGAACTCCGGAAGGAGTACGAGGAAGCCAAGAAGTTCAACAAGCTATTATCTTACGAACCGTATCGGTATCAGGCGGAGTTTCACCGGAGCAGGGACGATTCTGGGAATCAGGCACGGCAACGTTGTCTGATGGCTGGAAACAAGGTCGGGAAAACGTTCTGTGGTGCAGCAGAGATGGCGTATCATCTAACGGGACTGTATCCGGAGTGGTGGGATGGCTGGAGGTTCGACAGACCGATTCAAGCCTGGGCCGCAGGACAGAGTCACTATGCAACGAGAGACATTGTTCAGTGTGAACTTCTCGGAACCCCAGGAGATCCGGATGCACAGGGAACGGCAGCGATACCGAGAGAATTGATTCTATCGACAGAAAGAAACCCTGGGGTTCCCAACGGCATCGGGATGGTGCTGATCAAACATGTCAATGGAAAGAGCAGACTCCAGTTCAAATCATATGACAGTGGTGCTTCTGCCTGGATGGGAGTAGCCGTAGACGTAGTTTGGATGGACGAGGAACCACCACAGGACATTTACTCTCAATCACTTCGTGCATCACTGAAGAACGGAGGTCCGGTCTATCTGACGTTCACACCGGAACGGGGAGTTACCGGAGTAGTTCAGAATTTTTTGAATGATCGAAAGCCTTCGCAGCAACTGGTGACCGCTTCCTGGGACGATGCTCCGCATCTATCTGAGGATGTAAAACAGGAGATTCTCTCAGCGTTACCGTTGCATGAGCGTCAAATGAGATCCAAGGGAATTCCGGTACTTGGAAGCGGACAAGTCTTTCCGATTGCAGAGGAATCCTTTTCAGTCAGAGCCTTTGAAATTCCGGAACACTGGCCGAGGATCTGTGGGATCGACTTCGGTTTTGACCATCCGACTGCAGCAATCTGGGTAGCCTGGGACCGTGACACGGACACGGCTTATCTCTATGACAGTTACTGTCAGTCCGGTGCAGCGATGTTGCAGCATGCCGAAGCGATCAAACTCCGAGGAAACTGGATTCCGGTAGCTTGGCCTCATGACGGGAGCATTCATGACAAGGGAAGTGGACACGCCTTAGCCGATCAGTATCGCAGAGCCGGAGTCAATTTCTTGGGTTCTCACTTTCACAATCCGGAAGGCGGAATTGCTGTCGAACCAGGAATCATGGCAATGATCACAAGGTTTCAAACAGGGAGACTAAAGGTCTTCGATCATTTGCAGGACTGGTACAAGGAATACAGAATCTATCATCGCAAGGACGGAAAGATTGTCAGAAAGAATGATGACCTGATGTCCGCAACCCGTTATGCCGTTCAATCTCTTCGGTATGCCACGATCCGGACCTGGAGACCCAGAGCAGAGGTAGCCGAGGGATCTTTGTCAGATCGCACTTTTGACCCTTTCAACCATTGGAGAGCATGGCCAGAGGATACAACCCCGTCTCCCGTGTGGAGGAACTGAGACAACGTTTTGAAACAGTCCGGCAACAAGGACTTTCGGCACAACAGTCGTACCAGCAGGACTATCCTCAGTATCGAAGTGCCTACGATGAAGCAGTTGCTTTTGAACCCCAGGTTCGAAGTGCCTACGATGCTTTTCAAGCGAACAAGACTCAGGCTCGTCTGGATGCTTACAACGCACTGTTATCGACCTACGAGGGTCTCCAGGCCAATTACAAGGCATACGAACCGACTCTTCAGCAGTACCAGACCACGATGCAACAAAGTGGCGCAGAGCTAGACCAGATCAACGAGATGCTTCCGTCCTTGTTGAAACAGATTGAAGTGGAACGAGATCCGAGAAAACAGGGAGTTCGCAGAGGCTATCAGCAAAGCATTCTGACTTCTACTGTCCGGAGTCCTTCAGCCATCCGATGATTGAAAAGTGTACTTTAGCCGATGTAGATGCCTTGATGGCAGATCTCCGGAATATGTATGTCGAAATGGCCCCTTTCGGGAAGATGGATGAAGAGAAATGTATTTCGTTTCTAACCGACAGTATTCAACACCACGTAGTTCTGAAGAAGACCGAAGAGGAAAAACTCTTGGGACACATGGGTCTCCGAGTCGAAAGTCACTGGTACACCAAGGACGTAGCGCTCTACGAATACTACTGTTATGTCAACCCAGAACATCGCAAGACCCGTACTGCTTTTGATTTATACAAAGTATCGAAGCACATTGCCAAGGAAGCCAAAGTCCCTTTTTACTATGGAACGTTCCGCAAGCCGGAGTCTGATTTTGAAAGAGTGAATAAGTTCCTGAAACGCCAAGGTGGGCAACAAGTGGGTTCACAATTTTTTATAGGAGTGAGCGATGTGTTCTAAACCGAAATTCATTGAAGATGCACAGAAAGCAGCAGATTCCGCAATAGATCAGATTCAAAACGCAGCAGACAGTGCTGTTAATCAAGCAACCGGAAATACCAGTAGCTCTTCTGGTGGAAAAGGTGCTCCGGTTACTACTCCGGTATTCAACATGCCGAGTTATGGTGGGACCGGTGGTGGGTTCACAGTCCCAGAAATCAATATTACAAGCCCGATCAACATCCCCACACCGAATCTGGATCAGCCGATAGTACCTCCGGTAGTCAATGAAACGGTCAATAACGTAGTAGGCCAAGTGGAAGGCATCAACATCCCCACACCGAATACGGAACAGGACTTAACAAAAGTCAACACACAGACGGTTCAGAATGCCGTGGTCGATGCAGGGTCAGCGGTTCAGGAGCAGGTAGTCCAATCGGGTGCAGCGGGACAACAGGCGCTGATCGATGCAGCAAGTGCTATGCAGACAAACGTAATCAACACCGGAGCAACTCTATCAAATAATCAGAGCAATCCGACTCTGGAAGCAGCAGCCAATACGGTAACAAGCAATACAGAAAGTTTGATTGCAGAAGCGACCAATTATGTGGAAGACACACTGGTTCCTGATGTGCGGAATGTCTTTAAAGACTTTGAAGTTCTCACACCACGTATTGAGCAGACAGGCATGATGTTGAACCCAGGAACGACAGAAGGGACGGTAGCAGCAGAACCTGCTGCAGCAAATCTGGACGCAATACAAGCCACTGGCAACGATGATCCTTTTGCAGACATGGAGACAGCAACGACCAAGGCAGACAAGATGACGGAGGAGGAAAGACTCCGCAGAATCAGAAGACTGATGTTGAACAGATATGGACGAGAAGACACGATTTTAACTGGGGCAAAAGATCCGATGAATCGTAGAAGATATGCGAGTGCATTATGAACATTCTCGAAGAATACGAGGCACTGAAAAGCGATAGAGGCAACTGGGAGAACCAGTGGCAGGATATTGCAGAACTGATGATTCCTCGCAGAGCAGACTTTACCAATCGGTATCGTGCCTCCGGAGAACAGAGGAGAGATCGGATTTATGAATCCACAGCAGTCCGTGCCTTGGTCCGAGGAGCATCCGGTCTTCACAACACGTTGACCAGCAATACGGTTCCCTGGTTCTCATTGGAGACCGAAGATCCGCAGTTGATGAAAGAGAGAGAAGTCCAGTTGTGGCTCGAAGAAACCACACGCAGAACGATGGCTGTTTTCAATTCTCCTCAGAGCAGTTTCCATTCTTCGATCCATGAATACTTTCTGGATCTGATGGCTTTCGGTACAGCAGTCCTGTTTGTTTCCAATGAACCTCCCTTTGGTCCCGTTTTCCGGTCTTATTTCTTAGGACACTGTTACATCGCAGAAGACAAACTCGGCAGAGTGGATGCCATCTACCGGACCTTCTGGGACACGGCACGATCTCTCTATCGTCAGTTCGGAGAATCGCTATCTGATGAAATCA